AACGTAAAAAAATTATTCTTCTATCGTCTTTACTTAACTTCCAATAACCTGAGTCAATTTCTAACATCATAATAGTTAAATTGCCGCCTTCAGCAAGGGCTGATGGTTTACCAGTAAACCCAAGATTTAATTTGTGTGTAACACCATACTCTCCACGCAATACAGGTGGAAGTAATATTTCTACAACTTCAGAGTCATAGTAATGTAAGTCACTAACATCATAACCAATAGACTTTGCTTTCCATCTTTGACAATAATCTAATGCTTGATTACGCAAAGAACGATAGATTAAATTCTTTGCGTCTTTTTCCCCTATTGCTTCCCAATCTTTAAGTTTATTTGGGTGCTCAGCAAACCATTGATACAGCGATTGTTTTATATCTTCTAACTCTACCATAGAAAATTTTTTATGGTACTCTGAAGCAACCGCTGTTACAATGTAATCCCACTTTTCAATACTGCCCCAGTCCAATTACTTCCATACCTTCCCATCAAATACAAATGATCCGTCCATATTAACTGGAACAATATGAGGCACAACTTTATTTCCATCTACATATAGCACACCAAATCCTTTGTGCCAAGTAAATAATCCACCCCGAATATATTTAGCAAACCTAAAGTCCATTAAACAACCAACTTCCATACCCCATATGGTTCTAGGATTACCACCAAAGTATGACTGAGTATAATGTGTTAAGCCCATGCGGTGAGTGTGCCCACAAACTACGCTAAGCCCTGCTCTTTTCGCTAATCCAAGCGCGGTAGCACCTGCGGTAGGTTGAACATTACCCTCATCACCATGCAAAAGCAGCCAATTTGGGGCTAATTCATAGGGTTTTTCGTGGTATTTTATACCTAAATCATTTAGTTTTAAAAAGTTTTTTAATTCCAATTCAGGTAAACCAGCAAGCCCTGGTGCTCTCATCTTAATTGTATTAAACAATCTATCTGTATGATTAGAACGAATCATGTGTTTAATTTTTAACAACTCAAGTACGCGATAAGTTTCATCTCTATCTCTACCAATAGATTTTTCATGTTCAAGATCAGTACCTTTACTCCATCTTGAGATAGTCTGCATATCCATTTCATCCCCGACTGACACAACTTCATCAGGTTTATATGACTTAATAAAGCGAGCCAATATAGATACCGCATTCTTATCGTGATATGGTACCTGTAAATCAGATACGCAGACTATAATTTTCATCTTACTCCTCAAATTCTGTTTGATTAGACCAGATATCTGCTATTTCCTCTTCAGGTCTTGGCGGAGAACTTCCACCTTCATTTTCCCAATCGGAATTCTCAGGTAAATTTTTTTTAGAAATCATTTATTCCATTTTCCTCTTAGTACTAACAACCCTATGATTGCATAGTTTGCCATATCCTTGAAAGAATCTTCAATAGATTCGTGCTGAGGCTGAAAGCCTCCAGTATCTTCCATATATTCATATAGATTATTGATGCGTGCTAACTTGTCGTGCATACGAACCCTTAATCCATTGATAGCACCACCTGGTGAATCAGATATATTTTTGGGTCCGTAATCTTTGTGTTTGGATAACAACAAATCCAATAGTTCATTCAACGTATTACCTACTGATACCTCAAACGAATCGGCAGGTTCAGGATAACTAATTTTCCAATCGTTGTTCACTATTATCCTCCTTAAAAATTGAGGCAATTACTTTATTAACCGCTTCTTGTAAGCGTGTATAATACCAGTTATCCCACGCTTCCTGTTTATCTAGTTCCTCTAGCCTTTTCATTACTTTCCCCCTTCGAGTAACTTCTTAATATCTTCATCTATTTCCATCATCTGTGACTCAACTATCATCTCTTCAACCACATCCCTAATCGATTCAGGTTGCGTCTCAGCCAAGAACAATGTCATGTAGGTAGACTGAGTTATTGTTTTTATCTGTTCAGGTTTGTTTGCATATTTATACAAGCACCTGAGTAAAGAACCTATCATTAATCTAGCACCATTGGGTAGTACTAATGCTGGGTCAAACTCTTCATTATCTTCCAATAAATGGTCAGTTGCTTCGAACACATTTTCGAATTGCTCACCACATTCAGGACAAGGTGGAATATCTTTACTCATTTATACCCACCTTTTGATGGAAGTAGTCAGAACCGTTTTGCACGTACATAGAATTGACATCTTGTCCGTCTGGTAATTGGATAACAGTAACTGGTAGTTCACGAGCAAGACTGGTGGCAAATTCTTTCCCAGGCTGGTCTCCATCTGCAAAGACAAACACGCGTTCAAAGTCCGCTAACAGCCGTGTGTAATGTTTCTTCCAAGAGTTTGCACCAGGGACTCCAACACAGGGAATTCCTATGAGAGAAGATAAAGTAAGTGTATCAATCTCGCCTTCACATATCCCAATGTAATCACCCGCTCTTTCTATATCTAATACATTGTACATCTTAGTTTCAACACCTGTCATTCCCATGTACTTAGGTTCAACAGCAGGATTAAGAGAGCGAAAACGAATATCGACAACACCAGTCTTGGTAATATACGGTATTGATAATCGTCCTTGGAATGCTTCATGCCCAGTCTCAGCCTCCTCTACTACGCCTAATCGTGCCAATCGTGCCACTTCCATTGGAATGCCTCTGTTTTTGAGGTAGTCTTCTGCCTGATAAATGTTTGCTGCGTACTTCGCTGTCGCTAAATCCAACAATTCTCTCTGCAATTGATTTTGCTTCACGTATATCTACGCCTTCCTGCTGTGCAACAATTTGTAAACTATTTCCTTGGACTCCACAGGCGAAACATATGTATATGTTACTGTCGAGGTTAACACTACCTGACTGGTGAGTGTCTGAGTGGAAGGGACATTTGAGATTAACTTGTCCGTATTTTTGTCGGACTTGTGCTCCGTAATGTATGAGTATTTCTCTGATGTTTGGTAGGTCATTTCCCCGCCCTCTTAGTCCATTGTTCAAGATCTTCCACCACCCAAGCCTTATCTATTCCTGCCTGTCTACGCTTTATTATTACAAACTTGTAAGGTATTTCTTTTAATCCTCTAGCCCTAGCATAATTCTCTGCTTCAACCTCTGCCTCTCGCCAAAACTGTGGTAAGTCTAACTTCTTTGTTGCTTTAAGTTCTAATATGTTTGCTTTGCCATCTAAGAAAGCAACCACATCGCCCTCATCTTTAGCACCAACCTTAGTTAATCTTTCGGCTAGTATATCTTTAGACCTAAGCCATTTAACTACACCAGTCTCAAAGGCTGAACCTTTACGTTTAGCATAACTACTCATGGGTAAACCCACTTATAGGTATGCGCCAACCATTTATATATGAATCATAATACTCAGGCTTAGTAAACTCTTCAGGGTATGCTGCTCCAAATATTTCTACCTCAGAAAAATATTCTAAGTCTAAACACTTAGTACCAATAATAACCTTGCCCTCATCTTTACGCCAGAACGGTATACTATCTTGCGTCCTGACAGATCGTACCTCTACATTAGTACCTACATCAGGTAATGAATGCCGCTTCTTATGTAGTGCATTAGGATACCAGGGATTATTCCAAGCCATATTGTAGTGCTTAGCAACAGCCCACTCACATACATTGGCACGGATATTAGCATTAATCTCAGGCTCTAACCTGCCATCTGCCTTACCTTGTGCGTAGTTAGGCTGGTCAGTAGAACCAAACTTAGCCAACCATCTTTCTACTGCAAGCATAGTGCAGACTCTTACTTCATCTTTGCTCAGGGTTATTATCACGCCATTTTACCTTAGGATATTTAGTTATATTAATAAAGAAAAATATGAAATCAAACCTAACAATTCTAGCGACAACTGATGGAACATCAGTATTATAAAACTCCAGTAATCCATAGTGCTCCATTCCTATACCCCAACAATCTAAGGTATTTCTATTTATAGTTATAGTATAATTATTAATATCTTTTTGCATTAGTAATTCTCTGGTATGTCATCGACAAACATGTATTCAGGATTGAATGCAATCCAAATCATCAATCCTCCACCTGGGTCTGCCCTTCCGTATCTGTTCTTGACTGGAGCAACACCCATTGAAGTTCCGACCACACCAAGTGTACATATAAGCGCTGGAAGTTGAGCCACCTTACCTTGGATAGCAGAGCGTGGCTGACACGGTGTCCCAAGAACAGCCTCACTAGTGTGATGAAGAACGACAACAGCCGAATTCGTAGCACGAGCAAGATACTTCAACTCCTTCATGATTGCTCTCATAGAAGCAAACTCTTCGCCACC